ACTTCGTGATTACCTAATAATTTTATTATTCTACCACTAGATAACATTGCTTGTCTATTAAGTTCGTTAATAAATAATAATAATTTTATTTCTTGTTGTGGATAATATGTACAATTACATGGTATTCCATTAACACATGGATGTTTTGAACAAGTTGGTTTTTCATTTTGTTGGCGATTAGGATCTATAAAATCACCACAAATTACAACATGTGCATTACCACCACACCATTCATATCCAAGTGAAACATCATATTTGGTACCAACATCAGCAGCACCACCACCTGCAGCACCATATACGCCATCTACTCCATTACCAATATTAATAATTAAATTACGTTCAATATCAGGATCTACAATATCAGGATTTAACGGTGTTGAACTCGTCTTTTTTCTAATAACTTTAGCACAATCACGTAATGAAATTATAAAAGCATGAATATCTCCATGAATATCTGATAAAGAAAAAATAGGTCCATTATGCATTATTTCTGTTGGAAAATGTGTCATAGATTTTGTTGTTAAAAATTGTCTATCAATTGTTCTTTCTAGCATTGCTGCCATATATAAAAGAAATTAAAGTATTATTTAAAATATAATAAAAAAATTGTTGATGTATCTACATTATTACAAACTTAAATTAGAAATATATTTTTTTGCAATAGAAAATAATTTATTTTTATCTGATACTGATTTATTATCTAAATGTTTAATTTGTCTTGAAAATGCGTAATTTTTTTTAAGCATTTTATAATGTTTATTTAAAAAAGAATAATATAATGCTTCCCATATTAAACACCAATCATCTTTCTTATAATTTGACATTTTTAATAAATAATTATATGATGAGAAATATGGTCTTGTCATCATAATTGGTGTTGCATATTGACTCATTCCAAATATATTTGGAACCATTACCCAATCATACGCATCTATAGTCCATTCCATAAATATACGATAAACTTGTTTTGGTTCAATATTTAATAATAATAAATAACTACCTAAAAACATTAATCTTTGTATATGATGTGTATATGAATATTTAATGATATTATTGATTATATCATCAATTGGTTTTATATTTGTATTAGCAGTCCATAACTTTTTATAAGGTAATTTATTATAGTGTTCTAATTGATTAGATTCAAACATTGTTTTCCCCTCTAACATATATAATACATAAACATAATTACGCCATCCAATTATTTGACGTAAAAATGCTTCTATAGATTGAATAGGAATTTCTTTGATATGTTCATTATAATATTTATAACTTGTATGAACTACTTCTTTGTCGGTTATTAATCCAATATTCATCATTGGACTTAATATAGAATGATATATAAAATTATCTTCAGAATGAACAGCATCTTCGTATATCCCAAAATTTTTTAATTTATTTTTTAAAAAAAAATTTAACCATTTTTTAGAATTAATACTATCAATTGGAAATATAAAATTATCCTCAGATAATTCGCCATAATTAGATGAAAAATTAATATTAACATATTTAATAGCTTCTTTGATATATTTATTAGAACGAATTTTTTTAATAGGGAATACAATATGATCTTTTGGTATTGGAATACGATTTTGAACATCAAAAGACCATTTATTACCAATTGGTTTATTATCTGAATTAACTAGAATATTTAATTTTATTCTTTGATATTTATAAAATGTATCATGATGATATTTATTATTTTTAAATATTAAAGTTTTTATATTTAAACATTCGTCTGTTTTAACTAAAAAATTTTTATTAGGTAATAATGTTATATTTTTCCCTAATTTTTTTTCTAATTTATGATCATTAACCTCAATACATCTAATATCAGTTAAATTTTTATAAAAATCATTTGTAATTTTATCATATGTTAAATATTCTACATTGTAATTTTTTTTAATGAGATTATCAAAATAAACCTTCATGGTTGCTCTATGATATGCAATTTTTAATTTATGAAATTTAAAATCAGTAAAAAAACGTGGTTCTTCTATCAATAATATAGATTCATCTTTTGATAGATGTGATAAATTATTAAATAATTGATGTGGAAAAATTAAAAACATATATTATAATATATGTTTTTAATTTTAAGAGACTTGCGTAATTATATAATTTAAATTGATAATATTAGACACAGTCGAGTACGCTTATTATTAACAAATTCTTTCTCATCACATAAACCATTAATGAAAAAAACTTTGTAATTTAATAAACCATCAATATATAACGCACCTTTATTGATAAAATAATGAATCAATAAATTTTATATTTTTTAATAATCCATGTGTTGTTTTTGTATGTAAATATATATTATCTTTTTTTTTATCAATATTACATACAACCTTTGCTACTATTTTTCCAGATTCAGCAGCACTTTCCATCGAGTATACTCCTGTAGTAGTATTACTATATGACCCCCCAATATATAAATTTTTAATTGGTGTAATAGCACCTGGACGATATTGTATAGTATTAATATTATTTGCCCATTTTGGTTCATATGTATCTAATTTATTATCTTTAAATTTAAAAGAGTCCCACATTTTAAACTCAATTATTTTAATTTTATCAAAATTTATATTATCTTGAATACATATATTATTTATAAAATCTTTATCATTGGATAATTGATACCATGTTTCAATTTCAATTTCTTCTCTTGTACATTTAGACCAAGGTTTTTTAATAAATAAACCATTTACATATGGTTCGCATATCCCAATTGATACAACCTCTTTAATCTCTTTTTTACAATATTTATTAAGAATTTTATCTCCCCATATATGACCTGTTGGTAAAACCATTAATAACCATGGAGTATTTGGTAAATATGCTAATGTATTCATTGTATCTAAGAATATTTTTTTATTAATATAATAATAAACAGATAACTGTATTTGTCTACCATTTGTTGCTACATTATATATATTATCATAAAAGTTTTTTATATTTGGATATAATGCATGTGGTTTTAATAATTTTTGTAATATTTCTGGTCCAGTACAATTTATATAATGATCAGCTTGTAAATATTTATATTCAAATTCATCAAAAATCATAATATTATTTATAAAATCATCATTTGACATATTTATACCAATAACTTTAGTATTTAATTTTAAAATTAATCCTTTTGATTTTAAAAATTTTACCCATGGGTCAAACCATGATAAACTAGTTGGCGATGATGTAATATTGAATTTGTTATTACTGTCTGAATTAAATTCCATCATTTCAAAAGCATTGAGTAAATCATATACACTTGTATTTTGATAATCAAATCCTAAATATGGACCAACTATTTTTCCTATTACATCCTCTGTATGTTTAGATAGTTTATTTTTTTTTATAAAATCTATTAATTTAACTTGAGAATATTCTTTAATATTTCGTTCATCACAAGAACATAAAAAATCAATTAATATTGGTATTACTTGCATTTTATCTACAAATGATATTAGTTTTAATGTATCTTGGTATATTGGTATTTTTTTATTACATGTTTTTTCACCACCTTGTAATTCAATTAATGTATCATATACAGTTTCTTTATTATTAATTTTTATTCTTTTCATTATATTATATACATTTTGATACCATTTACCATATGCTCGCCAACTGTATTCATATGGACATGTTTTATTTATTTCATTATGATAGGTTCTTGCCAATCCACCAACTGCATCATTTCTTTCAATCAATATAACTTTATAGTTTTGTTCAATTAATTCATGTGCTGCTGTTAATCCGGAAATCCCCCCCCCTATTATTATTACTGTTTTCATATATAACGTATTATATAATTAAATTTTAATAAAATAATATAAATATTTATTAGGTTATATTTTTCTAATTTATGTTCATTAACCTCAATACATATATTATCAGTTAAATTTTATCAATAATATAGATTCATCTTTTGATAAATTAAAAAAAGACTTTTATAATTCTATAATTCTATAATTTAAATTAATAATCAACGAACAATATTTGTTATTAATGTTCCAAAATAATATTATTACAGTCGAGTACGCTTATTATTAACAAATTCTTTTTCATCACATAAACCATTAATGAAAAAACCTTTGTAATTTAATAAACCATCAATATATAACGCACCTTCACCGTTATATTTATCATTAATAAAACATCCTTCATAGATTAATTTACCATTTGTAGTATTATAAAGCTTGCCTCGCCCAATACGAACGCCTCTTAAATACATTCCTTCATATTCTATTTTTCCATTTACAAATGATTTACCCTGCCCAGTACGTTTATTATTAATTAAATATCCTTCATATCTAATTTTACCATTAGCAATATCATACTGTTTTCCATCACCATTATATTTACCATCCAGATAACCACCTTCATACCTTAATTTACCATCTACAAAAGACCTACCATTTCCATTATATTCATTATTTAAAAAACCACCGTCGTGTATTAATTGTCCATTTGTATTGTTATATAATTTACCTTCTCCATTATATAAATCATTAATAAAGTGTCCTTTATAAATGATTTTTCCAGTAGTTGTATTAAAAATCATTCCATTACCATTGTATAAACCATTAATAAACCATCCTTCATATTTTAAAAAACCATCTATATAAAACTTGCCTTGTCCATTATATAACTTGTTAATAAAACAACCATCGTATTTTATTTCTCCATTTGTATCATATAATTTACCTTCCCCAGTATATTTATCATTAACAAAATCACCATCATATAGTAAGATTTTATCATCATAATATTTACCTTTTCCAGTACGTTTATTATTAACAAAATCCCCTTTGTATTTTTTTTTCCTATCAGTTATATTATAAAAGACACCCTTTCCAGTACAATCACCATTAATAAAATTCCCTTCATATTTTATTTCACCATCAGGATAATATAGCATCCCTTTACCACTATACTCGCCTTTTAAAAAAGCACCTTCATATAGTATTTTTCCATTATTAAAATATTTACATTTATCAACAGTACCTTTGTAAAAGTTCCCTTTATGAATTAATTCTCCGTCAATGTAATATTTTTTATTCGTATTAGTAAATGATGTCATTATTATATTTTAATTTATATAGTAAATAAACTTATTTTCATCTTTTTATAAAAAGAAACATCATAAAGAAAAAGTTATCACACCAAATAAATCATTTTATGAATATAATTAAAAATTTAATCACATTCTAAAAAAAAGCGTTTGGTTCATCTCACACATATGGTTTCAACCACATTCTAAAAACCATAAGCGTTTGGTGCACCTGGTCTCTTTGCACACCATTCACGCGAATCACGAATAGCGTCACGTGTTTCCTTGTAAATTGCTCCAACAATGTCGTCGCCTTTGCCTGCTATACTGCTTGTTCCACCGCCTGATCCACCGCCTGATCCACCGACTATTCTACCCTTTCTTCCCTTGGATCCAAATGCACCATCTAGACGATAGTCGACACTTCTCACAAGATGTTTGCAGCCAACAAAGTGTTCAATAACAGTTGGGTTGTGTTGCAACCAAATATCGGCTGGGTGAGGGTGGTCAGGGTCAAACAGTCCATCCCGAATACCTTCAAAAATACAAGTAGGAAAGTAATGAATATCGAAAGAACTCATGTCAATCATTCGTTTCGACATTGCTCCACATTCTTCAACAAGCTTAGCACATGGGTTGTTGCACGGAAAGAATGTAATGATCAGACCGATAACGTCGTCGATGTTTGCCCTTTTTTGGAAGGTATCGATAACATATCGGGCAGCGTCTTTCCCGTATGTCCCCGTTAATCGTCTGTAATAATCTATAATATTTGATGTTCTCATTATAGTATCCTATTTGTTAATGAACGTTAAAAAAAAAATATTTCAATTTTTTTTAAATTGAAAACATACAAGCAGTCCATAACATAACATACAAGCAGTCTATAACATACAAGCAGTCTATAACATACAAGCAGTCCATAACATACAAGCAGTCCATAACATACAAGCAGTCCATAACATACAAGCAGTCTTTATTAAAATAAAAACATGTAAACAGTCCATAACATACAAGCAGTCTTTATTAAAATAAAAACATGTAAACAGTCCATAACATACAAGCAGTCTTTATTAAAATAAAAACATGTAAACAGTCTTTATTAAAATAAAAACATGTAAACAGTCTTGAACATGTAAGTAATTTTTATTAAAATAAAAAATGAAAAATTAAGTTTAATAAGGTTTCATTATATCACAGACTTTTAGCAGAAAGCGACGTAGAGAACCGTTAATAAGCTAATGTCTTTGGTGGGTCTATACCAGCCAATTGAAAGGGAAAGACATTAAAGAACCCCCTTGGAGTCCGGTTCCACCTTCCCTTTTGGGTTGTTAGTGGATTTAAAACAGCTATTGTGCCGTTTCTTGTATTGTCAATGTTATTATGGTACACTGTATAAACGATTTTACAAGAATTAAGACTCTGACCCACCCCCCCGTGTACACCGACCAAAAAGTAGTACACATCTCTAACGTGTTACACCGATTGTGACACACCCCCAGCTGGACAGCTGACTGCAGATTTTTGACAAAAACCTTTACGTGGTTCTGCAGATAAGTAACGGTTAAATCCGAGAAACAAATCTTTGTCAAACATTCCTTTAGACTCCCCCATGCGAGACTTCATAAGATGTGTTCATTAAATTAAAATTATTTTATATTTATAAAATAATTTTAATATATTATTTACCTTGTCTATTATATTTATTATTAATAAACTATATGAAGGTACTGATCAAATGAATGATGTCAGTGTTTGTCTTTTTTTGAAGGGTGCAGATAACAAGTTGTGTTGTGTCTCGTCCGCATTTCGCCCTTAATCGTCTGTAATAATCTTTAATTGATGTATTCATATAATATCGTGTTTATTAATAAACATGTTTATTAAGAAAAATTAAAATAATATATATATCAATTTTTTTTTAAAGTAGTAGAACAACACATACAAACAGTTTTCAACATACAAACAGATTTCAACATACAAGCAGTTTTCATTAAAATACAAACAGTTTTCATTAAAATACAAACAGTTTTCATTAAAATACAAACAGTTTTCAACATACAAACAGTTTTCAACATACAAACAGTTTTCATTAAAATACAAACAGTTTTCAACATACAAACAATTTTTATTAAAATAAAAACCTACAAGCAGTCTTCAACATACAAGCAGTCTTTAACATACAAGCAGTCTTCAACATACAAGCAGTCTTCAACATACAAGCAGTCTTCAACCTACAAGCAGTCTTCAACATACAAGCAGTCTTCAACATACAAGCAGTCTTCAACATACAAGCAGTCTTTATTAAAATAAAAACATGTAAAACAGTCAATAACATGTAAATAATTTTTATTAAAATAAAAATTGAAAAATTAAGTTTAATAAGGTTTCGTTATATCACAGACTTTTGATAGCAAAAAGCGACCTAGAGAACCGTTAATATGCACATGTCTAGAGGTTTAGACGAGCCAATTGAAAGGGAAAGACATGTACTTAAATACCCCCCTTGGAGTCCGGTTCCACCTTCCCTTTTTTGGGTTGTTAGTTAGTGGATTTAAGACAGCTATATGCGCCGTTTCGTGTATTGTCAATGTTATTATGGTACACCGTAGTAACGATTTTACAAGAATAAAGACTCCAACCTCACCCCCATCTCATTATCATGTACACCCGATCAAAAAGTAGTACATCTCTAACGTGTCGCACCGACCAAAAAAGTGCGACACATCGTGTTACACCGATTGTGACACACCCCAGCTGGACAGCTGACTGCAGATTTTGGACAAAAACCTTTACGTGGTTCTGCAGATAAGTAACGGTTAATCCCGTGAAACAAATCTTTGGCAAACATTCCTTTAGACTCCCTCCCCTGAGAGACTTCATAAGATGTGTTCATTAAATTAAAATTATTTTATATTTATAAAATAATTTTAATATATTTGTTTTTTTAATCATTCAAGTTTATTTGCAATAATATGTTTTGTTACATTTTCTAAATTAAGTTTTATTAATCATGGTTCAATATATCACAGTCTTTATTTAAACTTTCTATTTGAAACTTTAATATATGTATTCATTAAATATTTTTTGTTTATCATTTATCCCTTTGCATTTCTAGTATTATTATCACTCTTTATTTAAATATGTAAAATAAATTAATCTCTTATTTAAGAGGTATATTTATAAAATAATTTTACTATTAGTTTATTAATACAATATTATTAATAAACTCACCATCATATATTAATTATCTGTCAATATATATTTTACCATTTCATATTATATTTATGATTAATAAAGTATCCATCATATCTTAATTCTCCGTTAATATATGTTTTACCTTGTCCATTATATTTATTATTAATAAAGTCTCCGTCATATATTACTTCTCCGTCAATATATAATTTACCATTTCCATTAGATTTTTTATTAATAAAGTCTCCGTTATATCTTAATTCTCTGTCGATATAATATTTACCATTTCCATTAGGTTTATTATTGATAAACTCTCCGTCATATATTAATTCTTCATCATTATATAATTTTCCTTTTCCATTATATTTATTATTAATAAACTCTCCGTCATATTTTAATTTGTCGTCAATATATTTTTTACCATTTCCATTATATTTATCATTAATAAAGTCACCGTCATATCTTAATTTCCCATCATTATAGAATTTACCATTTCCATTATATTTATCATTAATAAACTTACCGTCATATATTAATTCTCTGTCGATATATTTTTTACCATTTCCGTTAAGTTTATCATTAATAAACTCGCCGTCATATATTAATTCTCCGTCGATATAATATTTACATTTTCCATTAATTTTATAATTAATAAACTCGCCGTCATATCTTAATTTTCCATCAATATATGATTTACCTTTTCCATTAGGTTCATCATTAATAAACTCACCGTCATATATTAATTCTGCGTCGATATAATATTTACATTTTCCATTAGATTTATCATTAATAAACTCCCCGTCATATATTATTTTACCATCATTATAGAATTTACCTTTTCCATTATATTTATCATTAATAAAATCCCCGTCATATATTAATTCTCTGTTAATATATCTTTTACCATTTCCATTAGGTTTATTATTAATAAACTCTCCGTCATATCTTAATTCTCTGTCGATATAATATTTACCATTTCCATTAGGTTTATTATTGATAAACTCTCCGTCATATATTAATTCTTCATCATTATATAATTTTCCTTTTCCATTAGATTTATTATTAATAAACTCTCCGTCATATATTAATTCTCCGTCAATATATCTTTCACCATTTCCATTATATTTATCATTAATAAACTCTCCATCATATCTTAATTCTCTGTCAATATATTTTTTACCAATTCCATTATATTTATTATTAATAAAATCACCTTCATATATTAATTCTCCATCATTATATAACATACCTTCCCCATTATATTTATTATTAATAAAATCACCGTCATATTTTAATTCTCTATCAATATATGTTTTACCTTTTCCATTATATTTATTATTAATAAAATCACCTTCGTATATTAATTTTCCATCATTATATAATTTACCATATCCGTTATATAATTCATTAACGAAACCACCTTCATATATTAATTTTCCATCAATATAAAATTTACCTTGTCCATTTTGCATGCCTTTTAAAAAATTTCCTTCATATATTAATTTACCAACAGTGTTATACAATTTACCTTCTCCGTTATATAAATCATTAATAATATGTCCTTCATACATCAAAATTTCATCAACATAATGTTTCCCTTTTAAAAATATTCCTTCAAATTTTATTTTACCTGTTGTATGTAGTATCGTATAATTTACCTTCTCCACTATATTCGTCATTTAAAAAATTTCCTTCATATATTATTTTTCCATTACTATAATATTTACCTTTTCCGTTATACATATCTTTTAAAAAACCACCTTCATATATTAATTCGCCATATATATAATAATATTTATATTCATCGTTTGATTTTAAATCACTATTATTTTTTAATTCTTTAGTTATTGTTGCCATTATTGTATAATGTTTAATTTATGACATTAAATAAAATCATTTTCAATTTTTTAAGAATATTTAAAAACATAATATTATATTATCAGTAATGTAACACAATTATAAAAAAATTAGATGATATTAAATATATGTATTATTATTATTATGAATCATCAAAAAAATATATCAAATATACTTTTAATTATACATCAACCATTAGTTACAATTACTTTTTATAATAATAAAAAGTATGTAATAAATTAAATCAATTCATCGAATAACCAATATTCAAAATAATCAATTAATCCAATTGATTGATTATTTTTATTGGATTGGATTAATAAATATTCTGTTTCTTCATATAATTCACCAAATAACAAATACTTAAAATAATCAATTAATCCGATTGATTGTTTGTTTTCATTAATTGGTTGATTGTAAATATTTTTATTAATTGATTGATTATTAATTAATAAAATTTCTGTTTCTTCCCAATCATCTGTTTGTTCATGAGATAATTCTTTTAACCACTTATAAATTTCTTTATTAGTATTCGTATCATTAATAATTTTTTCAAAAAATAAATGGTCTGAACTAATTAGGTTTTGAATATTTATTGGTATATTTAAATTGGTTTGTTTGAAAAATATTTTAATTAATTCGTTATCAGAATCATCTTTAAAATCTTTATCTTTTCTACATTCTATGATGAAATTTTTAATTTTGTTTATAAAGTCCATAAAGTCCATTAAATAATAATAAGTTTATTATTATTTAATCATTATTTTATTTTTTATCATTTTCCTTTAGTTTTAAAATACATATAATCTTCACTTTTATAAATATAAAAAATTAAAATAAATAAATTTGTTAATAAATTAATATTTTATAATTATACTTCAAGCTCATCTTCAATTATAATAGGTTTCTTTACCTTTTTCTTAATCTTGGTTTTTGGAGTTGGTTCAATTACAGTTTCTTATTCAATTATATTTTCGTCTTCAATTATAGTTTCTTCTTCAATTACTTTATTTGTTTTTGTTTCATATTGTTCTTCAAGAATTTGACTTTTTACAATACTTGTAATACAGTTCTTTGCTTGGTTTTTATTATTTTCAATCTCTTTTTCAAATTGCTTGATGAGATCATCATTAAAATCACAATATTCAACAAGTTCTTTTTGTCTTTCAAGTGATGGTATTGGAATTTTAATTTCCAATAATTCTTTCATATCAATATTCCCATTATTAGTGCAATATTTTGCTAATCCTTGTATTTTATTTTGAACGGATTTTAGATAATAATATAAATATTTAAAGTTGTCATTT